AGTTTGTGTGGAAAGAAAAAAATATGGAGTTTAACACTTGGGAAATCGGACACTTTAGAATATTAGGTGACGATAGAAAATTACCTTATGGTACCTCAATGTTAGAAAAATCTCGTCGTATTTGGAAACAACTTTTATTATCGGAAGATGCGATGTTAATTTATCGTGTATCAAGAGCTCCTGAAAGAAGAGTATTTAAAGTGTTTGTTGGTAATATGGATGATAAGGATGTTGATCCATACGTACAAAGAGTTGCCAATAAATTTAAAAGAGATCAAGTTGTTGATAACAAAACAGGTAATGTTGACATGAGGTATAACCAAATGGCGGTTGATCAGGACTACTTTATTCCTGTTAGGGATGCTTCGGCTACTAACCCTATAGAAACGTTACCTGGAGGTACGAATCTATCTGAAATTGCAGATATTGAATACATCCAAAAGAAATTAGTTACCGCACTTAGAATACCTAAAGCATATTTAGGGTTTGAAGAAGCTGTAGGTGACGGTAAAAATCTATCTCTACTTGATATTAGATTTGCAAGAACAATAAATAGAGTACAAAAGTCTATGATTGCGGAATTAAATAAAATCGCAATTGTACATTTATTTTTATTAGGGTTTGAGGATGAGTTAACTAATTTTACCCTATCGTTACATAACCCATCTAAACAAGCCGATTTATTATCTATTGAGTTGTGGAAAGAAAAAATAACATTATTTAAAGATGCAGTTGCACCTATACAAGATAGTGTTGCTCCTGTATCAGCATCGTGGGCTAAAAAACATATACTTGGATTTTCTGATGAGGAGATTAGACTTGATTTACAACAACAAAGAATTGAGAGAGCGGTTTCTGCTGAACTTGGTAAAACTGCTGAGGTTATAACAAGAACAGGTGTTTTTGATAACATCGATAGTTTATACGGTAAAAAAGAAAGTGAAAAAGGAGCATCGGCAGACACAGGTGACAGTGGAGATGCCGGTGGAGATTTAGGTTCAGCACCACCACCATCAGGAGGAGATGAATCCCCACCACCACCATCAGGAGGAGAGGCACCAACAACCGAAAGGTTGGTTAGTAGCGATTTAGATTTGTTATTAGAAGATACCTTATTTAGTGGTAAAAATTACATGAATTTATCTAAAGGTAGAAATTCTTTAATCGAAATGGATGACAGATTGAAAAAATTAATTAATAAGTAATATTTATAATAAAAACTAATTATGAATACATTTGGTAATATTAAAACAAATATAGAAAAGACGGCATCTGAACTAGCTAAAAAACCAGAATTTAAAAGATTTATTTTTGAATTTAACACCTTGGTTTTAAAAAACAAAGACATTAGTGAGTTATACAATATCTATGATGACTTATCAACCAAAAAAGGGGTTTCCCCTGATATTGTTAATGATTATGTTAATGAATCTATAGAATATTCTCAAATCCTTATGGAAAGTCAAACAAAAAACATTGGGTACTTAAATACATGGATATCTTCTTGGACTAAATCAAATCAAAACGAATATTCTGATATTGATAACGCGATTTACAATAATAGTATAAGAAATTTAGAATCCGTTTTAGAATCTAAAAATAACATAAAAAAAACATTAATAAGTGAAGAAAAAATTAATGTTAAAGAAAGTATACATTTACCAATAAGATCAATGGTAAGTATAGCGAATAAGACACTTTCTAAACAACTTTCAAATTTAACCGAATCAGATAAAGAAGAATTAAAAACGATTACATCTTTAAATAAAGATGAATTAAAAAAAGAAATTAATAGTTTAAAAGAATCCGTTAATTCAAAATTAAAACTAACATTAAACGAATCAAAAGATAGTGATTTGTCTAATACCATACAAAACACAATAAATAAGGTTAATGGTACAAAATATGATCATTATAATTTGTATAAATTAAGAAAATTAAATACAGGGTTATGAGAAAGTTTTTTAAATCGTTGTTAGGTGACGGTCCAACAACATTATCGTCTAAAAGATTTACTGGTATTATTTGTGTAATATCTTTAGTTATCGCATTATTTGTCTCTCTTTTTTCTGCAGGAAAATTAACACCTAACGAATCATTGATTGATGTTATTGCTCTGTTATCTTTTGGTTCTTTGGGTCTAACTTCTACTGAAGCCATCTTTTCAAAAAAGAAAACCGATAAAAAAGAAGAAGATAATCAATCTGCAGAATAATTTTTCTGTTTAAATATTGCTTTTTGAATTTGAGATCTTCGTTCTACTGAGGGTTTTTTATATTCCTTTCTTTCTTGTAATTTTTGTATTTGTTTTGTTTTATATATCTTAAGCTTATAAGACTTTAACGCTTTCTCAATTGATTTTTCATTTTTAACCGGAACTACTATCATATTTTTTTTCTTTTTACAATATAAATATACATAAAATTTTCATTTTTTGACAAGCGTAAAAGTTTTATTATACTTGTTAAAACAATAAACTTGTAAGTCATGAAAAATGAAAAGAGGAAAAACGTCAAAATTAAGTATATTTGATGAAGCAAAATGTCACTACGGAACAGTGGACTCAAAAAATTTAAAATCAATTTATCTTGTTCTACAAACATGGGTTGAGCCGATTACAGAACAGGATAACTGGAATAAAATAACAGGAGAACTTAAAAGACAAATATTACACACACTATTAGAGGTTACCGAACCAACCACCTTTGAAAAAAAATACATTGTTGATTTAGATTTGAGAACGAGCGGAATACAAAAAAATAAAAAAAGTTTTTTAAATCTTGAAATCACCTTATTTATCCACAACCAAGTAATAGATTTTAAATCTCTTATTTTAAGAAGTAAAATTAAAAAAATATTACAAGCAATCTATAAAGACGACTTACAAAATTCAAAGTATTTCACATTAAGTAAGACAAAAACGAAAGAAACGATAACTGTTTAATATTTATCATAAAAAAGATTATGAAGATATTAGGACCAAATGATACGGGTAAGGGACTTCTTGTTGAATGGGATGCTGGAACCATTAACCCAAATGAATATAGAAACAGTCAAGTGATAAAGGAATCTTATGGTCAATTAGATTACTCAAAACCATTTGTATTTTATGCGACACTTCAAAAATACGGAGTACCAAATAGGAACGGTAGAGTTTATCCTGAGAAAATCTTAAAAAGAGAAGCTGAAAGATATAAAGAGATGATTAATAAAGGAATGTCTATATCTGAACTTAATCATCCAGAATCGTCACTTATTGATTTAGATAGGGTTGCTCATATTATTACAGAAGTATGGTGGGAAGATAACGTATTAATGGGTAAAATAAAATTATTAACCACACCAGGTTTTCACGAAAGAGGGATAGTTTCCTCAAAGGGAGATGTTGCGGCTAATATGATGAGACAAGGGGTTACTATGGGAGTCTCTTCTCGTGGAGTAGGTTCATTGGTTAAAAAGGGAGAACAAAATGAAGTACAGGATGATTTTGAGTTAATTTGTTTTGACTTGGTTTCCTCTCCATCAACTCCTGGAGCATATCTTTATTTAAATAAAGATGATAGACCTAAGTATGAAGAAAAATTAACTGAGAACGAAAAAATAGATAATACATCTAATCCTATGAGTAAATCTGTTGACTTAATGAATAGATTATCCGATTATTTAGGTAAATAAAATTATTAAGAGATGGATGAAAAGTATTTTGTAGCAAGAGTAACCACTGATATGGTGGATGAAAACACAGGAAAAGTAAAAAAAATTAAAGAGGAAAAATTAGTTAAGGGGTTTTCACCGACGGATGTTGAAGCTAAGGTGACTAAAACTTACGAAACTTATACAATGGATTGGAGAATTACCGCCATTGTTGAAAGTAAGATTGATGAGGTAATTGAATAATTTTTTAATTAGTGGGGGTGAATTTAGGTTCACCCTTTTTTTATGACTAAAAATATCACAACATAAGTCAATATTAAAGACTTTTTTCAAACTACTACATATTTATAATAAAAATAAACGCAAAATGCATTGCTTATTATTATGAGTATGGAAAAAAATAATTCGATAGTAGAGGAAGCTTTATTACAAATGAGAGCGGTAGAGGATGCTATCAATGAAAACGCAAAAGGAATACTTGCTTCAACCATGAAGGAAGAAATCAGTGAATTAGTAAGGGAATCTTTAGGGGGTTCAAAAAAATCAAAAAAGTCATTAGTCGAACAAGAAGAAGAAGATGATGTCGATGTTACAGATGAAACAGACGACTATACAGAAGACGGCGACGATACAGAAGACTTTGATGAAACAGAATTCGACACAGATGTTATGGCTGGATTTCCATCTGTAACAGGAGTTGAGGATGATAATCAAGATGCTATGGCTCCTTTGGATATGACACAGGCACCTATGTCTGACGTATTAAAAGTATTTAAGGCTATGGGTGATAATGACGGAATCATTGTTAAAAAGGATGATGCGGGTAATATCCGACTAACTGACAGTAACAAAGACTCTGAATACCTTATTCAAATGGACGGCATGGATAACACTGAAATGCCAATGATATCACAAACAAATGAAAACGTTTTGTATGAGTTGAGTTTTGATGACGGAGAGTATGGTAAATATGACGAATCGGCTGATCCAACAGATACGAGTGGTGAGTCTGGAGCGTTTACTGCTGAAGGGTGGGACGACGAAGATGAAGATGAAGATGAAATCGTTTATGAATTAGAAATGGAAGAATCTTTTAAACCAAAAGGTAACGTAGGTAAAATGAAATTCAAGTACCCTTCAAAACTTAGAAAAGGTGTCACTGAAATGGGTGACTATGAAGAAGAGAATAAATGGGAAGAAATGGGTGACATGGCTTACGATCCGTTTGTAGATGAAGATGACGATAAAGAAGAATCTGGCGAAACTAAAGAATCTGCAAGAACTTTAGGAAACGGTAGTAGAAATTACCCTCAAAGAAAATCTTTACCTAAAATGAGAGTTAGACCAACTAACGAAGGAGTAACTAAAGAACTTAATTTATTAAGAGAAAAAAATGAAGAGTACAAAAAGGCTCTTGATTTCTTTAGAAACAAATTAAATGAAGTTGCGGTATTTAATTCAAATTTGGCTTATTCTACAAGATTATTCACAGAACACACAACAACAAAACAAGAAAAAATAAACATTTTAAGAAGATTTGATTCTATTGAGTCATTAAAAGAATCTAAAAATCTTTATAAAACTATTAAAACAGAAATAGACAGTACATCATCAGATAAAGGTGTGTTTACAGAATCTATAGTGAGAAAAGTGTCAAAAACACCACAGAATGGATCGTCTACTAATTTAATAGAAAGTAAAACGTATGAGAATCCTCAATTCATGAGAATGAAGGATTTGATGACAAAAATTAAATAAACTAAAAAAAATAAAAAACCAAAAAAATGGGAGCATTATTAGAATCAGGTCTTGTTGGTAACATCGGGTTAAAACACCTTAAAGTTATCAAAGAAGATACAATTAACAAATGGGATCGTTTAGGATTCCTAGATGGACTTAAAGGTCACATTAAAGAAAATATGGCGCAGTTATATGAAAACCAAGCGTCACATTTGATTAACGAAGCATCGTCAACAGATAGTTCAGGTTCTTTCGAAACTGTAGTATTTCCTATCGTAAGACGTGTATTCTCTAAATTATTGGCTAACGATTTAGTTTCTGTACAAGCAATGAACTTACCTATCGGTAAATTGTTCTACTTTGTACCTAAAATTCAATCTTACCAAAATGGTGGTACAAACGCTGCAGGTGGTGGAACACATTACGGTCCTATTGGTGCTGATGGTGGACCAACTCAAGCACAATCTCAAGCAGGTTACGGAGCAAACGATAAAAACCTTTATGATAGATTTTACGAAGGTACTGAACCAGGATTAGACCCAGCAGGACTTTTTGATTATTCAAAAGGAACGTTTTCTGCAATCACTAAAAATGCTACTACAGTTGCATGGTCAAGTGGAGTTATGGTTCCAGCAGCTTACACTTTAACAGGTGGTACAGTTGTTGCTACAGGTGCTGACGGAGGTCCTGTTTATAGAAAAGCATTAATCGTTATGTCAGGTTTCTCTTCTGCAGGAGCAGGTAAATTAATCGGTCCTGATGGACAAGAGATGGATAACGAAGCATTCCTTTCTGATTTAAGAGTTAACGCAGTATCCACAGGATCATTCTCAGGAATGGGTGCAGGTGACTTGTTATTTAGAGTTGTAACTCAAAAATATGGTAAAGGTATTGTACAATACGGTTCACAAACAACAACTAACTTCTACGCATCAAGTCCTTTAGGAAACGGTGGAGCATATGATAACTTATGTGATGCTACAGGTTTAATCTACTTAGAGGTTGATTTACAACAACCATGTTCAATCGGAGCAGCATCATTAGATGGTTACTCAGGTTTAACATTAACAGTTTCTGGTGATTCAGCGGCAGGTACACAATTCACAACTCAATTTAGAGTTTACAAAGAAATGGAATTTGAAGATCAAATTGGTGAGGTTTCTTTTGATTTAGAATCAGTAACTGTTTCTGTAACTGAAAGAAAACTAAGAGCACAATGGTCTCCTGAATTAGCACAAGACGTTTCTGCATTCCATAACATCGACGCTGAAGCTGAATTAACGGCTTTATTGTCTGAACAAGTGGCGGCAGAGATTGACCGTGAAATTTTACGTGACTTACGTAAAGGAGCGGCTTGGAACTTACGTTGGGATTACAACGGATGGAAAAGAGGTACTACAGCAAATCCATTAACACAATACACTCAAAAAGATTGGAATCAAACTTTGATTACTGCGATTAACCAAATCTCAGCTCAAATCCACAAATCTACTTTGAGAGGTGGTGCTAACTGGATCGTTGTATCTTCTGAAATTTCAGCAATCTTTGATGATTTAGAATACTTCCACGTATCTAACGCATCTCCTGATCAAGACCAATACAACATGGGTATTGAAAGAGTAGGTACTCTTGCAGGACGTTACCAAGTATACCGTGACCCTTACTTCCCAGCAAACACAGTTTTGATTGGACACAAAGGAACATCATTGTTAGATACAGGTTATGTTTACGCACCGTACGTACCTCTACAATTAACACCTACAATGTATAACCCATTCAACTTTACACCGATTAAAGGTATAATGACGAGATACGCGAAAAAAATGGTAAATAACCGCTTTTATGGCCGCATTACCGTAGATGGTGTTAGAACATTCGATTTAAGAGAATTGAGATAATCAAAATCTTAAATAATAACACTAAAGGGACAAGAAATTGTCCCTTTTTTTATGTTTTTATATTAACTATATGTTTTTTGGATTAATATGTTATATTTATAAATATGAAGAAATATATCCCATCAGAAGAAGAAATTAAAACTATACTTAAGTTGTATAATGATGATTTGATTGGGAGTCAATCAATTTCGGAAAAAATAGGATTAAATAAACAACAAGTGTTAAGAATACTTAAAGAAAATGGTGTTAAATTAGGACCACCAGGTAGAAGAAATATTGGTGGTAAAAAAATTGCCGATAAAAAATGGAGAGAAAAAAATAAAGAATCGGTAAAAGAATATATTAAAACTTGGTATGAACAAAACAAAGAACATCGTAAAGAATACCTTAAAGAATACCGTGAAAAAAATATAGATAATATTAGAAAAACAAAACGTGATTACGAAAGAAATCGTAAATCGAGAGACCCCATCTATAAACTAATATCTAATTTCAGGACCGCAATATACCAGGTATTAAAGGAGTGTAATGTAGAAAAGAACAATCATTACTTTGACATACTACAATACACACCTGAAGAACTAATAACACATTTAGAATTACAATTCAAGGACGATATGAGTTGGGATAACTATGGAATTTGGCATGTTGACCATAAGTTACCTATAACATCATTTGATATACAGGAGATGGGAGATAAAGAATTTATGTCTTGTTGGGTCTTAGATAACCTCCAACCAATGTGGGGTATTGAGAATATACGTAAATCAAATAAAACCGAATAAGAAAAAAGGAGATAAGTAATTGTCTCCTTTTTTAATATATGCTAATTCATAATACTAATATACACAACCAATTTAATTAATTATTGACAATAAATAATTTTGTAAGTATTTATTAATAAAATGATCACCTATGAAAAATTCACTATTTATTTTTTTTGTAATACTAACAAGTTTTTTTGTTAGATCACAAGTAAGTTCTTATACGTTTGGAACATCAACCGGAACATACACACCAATAGTTGGTGGGGTCAATTATAATAACTTTACAAGTTGGTCAAATACCAACTTTTTAGATGATAATAATTCGGCGGTATTAGAATCAATCGGATTTAACTTTGTTTATAATGGAACAACGTATACCCAATTTGGGGTTAATGCTAATGGATTTATATCACTGGGGTCATTACCAACTAGTAGTTATTTTCCATTATCAACAGGTACGTCAAATAATGTAATATCGGCAATGGGTGCTGATTTAATAGGACGTGGGTCGTTATTAGCAAATAGAACAACTGGGAGTGCGGTAATTACAATTACAGGTGGAGACATATCTCTAATATCGGTTGGGGATAAGGTAAGTGGTACGGGTATTCCTGCAGGTACCACAGTATTATCTAAAACCGCAACTACAGTTACAATTTCTGCAAATGCAACAACTTCGGGTACCGGATTTCATTTTAGATTTAGTAGGTCAACATTTGGTATTAGATTTCAAACAATAGGAACATCACCTAATAGGACATTAGTGGTCCAATGGACAGGATGGCAAAGATATACCACATCAAGGTTTTTTGGTGAATTATATAATTTTCAAATAAAATTAAACGAAACAACAAATACTATCGTGTTTGTTTATAATATATTAGGTCCTGGTTTAGGTCCTGACAGTGCTACGCCAACAACATTTCAGATAGGTTTAAGAGGAACCTCAAATACCAATTTTAATAATAGAACAACTACAACAAATTGGTCGTCAACTACGGCTGGAACATTAAACAGTTCAACAGTTACATTATCAAGTACGGTTAAACCAACTGCAGGATTAACATATACGTGGACACCGCCCGTTATTCCCGTTTGTTCAGGAACACCAAATCCAGGAAACACACTTTCTTCTTCATTAACATCACCACCAAACGGAACCGTAAATCTTTCACTACAAAACACCACAACTGGTACAGGGGTAACTTATGTGTGGGAGAGTAGTACAGATAATTCAACATGGACAACCTTTGGTTCCTCATCGGCTACACAAACATCACCACCAATCACATCACCTACTTGGTTTAGATCTACCGTTACTTGTTCAGGAAATAGTGGGATATCAACACCTATTCAAATAACATTATCATATTGTACATATAATATAACTAATAATGATCCTACAGGTATTACTTCTGTAACGTTTGGTACAATATCAAATACAAGTATTGGTGGTCCATCCTACAGTGATTTTACCACACAATCAACTACCGTAGAACAGGGTGGAATTTATCAATTAAATGTTAATGTGAACACAGATGGTAATTGGACGGTAAATACAAAGGTTTGGATAGATTGGAATCAAAATTACATATTTGAAGTAGAAGAAGAGTATTCTTTAGGTAGTGCGTTAAACACTACTAATGGAATTACATCATTATCCCCTTTAAATATAACTGTACCAACTGGAGCAACTTTAGGAGAAACTAGAATGAGAATAGTATCAGTTGAAGCCAGTGATCCTGCACCACTAGCGTGCGGTACACAACTTTACGGCGAAGCTGAGGATTATAAACTAACAATAACACCACCAACAGGACTTCCTGTAGAGTTACTATATTTTGATGGTATTACATATCCTTTGTTTAACTCACTTAAGTGGTCAACCGCATCGGAACATAACTCAGATTATTTTGAGGTAGAGAGAAGTGTTGATGGTGAAATATGGAAGGTTGTTGGTAGTAAATTGGCTTCAGGTAATAGTACGGTAGTTATTAATTATAGTTATTTAGATTCTTTTGATGATTTGGTAATACATTATTATAGATTAAAACAGGTTGATTATGATGGTCAATATAAGGTGTACGGACCTATTGGTTTAGATAATACAAAATCAGTTAAAAAAGTTGTTAAATACATTAACATTTTAGGTCAAGAAGTAAGTTCAGAAACAAACGGGCTTATTTTTGAGGTATATGAAGACGGAACTATGAAAAAGATTATTAGGTGATATTTATATTAGATGTTAGACGATATTATAAAAAAAGTATTAAATGAAATTTCCACTTCTGTAAGTGCGGGGGGATATAACGGACCAATAGCGATAGGATTAAAAAAATGGAAAAAATCAGAATTAGGACCTTTTACTGAGTTTGCTGATACGGAATTTAATCACGAGAAAAAACAAAAAACATTAAAAAATAACGTTAAGGGTTATGTTGGTCATTGGGAAAAAAATGAAGATGGTTCTTACGAATTAGATAATTACGACGCACACACAATTAATGAAGATTTAGCTGTTTGGTTTGGAACAAAGAAGAAACCAAAAGGTTCTAAACAACCAAAAGGTCCGTGGGTTAATATATGTAGAAAAGTTGATGGTAAACATCCCCCTTGTGGTAGACCTGACGCCGATAGTAAAGGTTACCCTAAATGTCGGGCAGTGGGAGTTGCGGGTAAAATGTCAGATTCAGCAAAAAAATCAGCGTGTCAACAAAAAAGAACTGCAGAGAAAAAAGACACACAAACAGGTAAAGGTCAAAAACCCGTAATGACTTCATATAAAACAAAAAAGACCCAAAATGAGTCTTTAAATATTATAATTAGAAATATTTTATCGGGTCTTTAACAATTTAATAAACCCTAACCAAGTGTCTAAGTCATTTTCATTTCTACCTATATTTGCAGAATAGCAAGACAAAACAACATTCTCTTTGGTGTATCCCTTATCCCCATCAATTCTATCTAATGACGGTTGTTGGGGGTGTTTTTTCTTATCTGAAGGAATTAATGGTATACCAAACCAATAACACAGTCCGTTTTGATCGTCAAACATTTTGTTTACGTCATCAATAGTTAGTGTATTTTCTATTTTTCTATGTTTGGAGTCGTGTATTAATGTGTTTTGCCATAACCTAACTCTTCTTTCTTTTTGTAATATCCCTTCTTTTTTTCTTTGTTCAGGATCTAATCTTTTTTTTCTTTTATAATTTCTAGTAACTTCAAGAAGACATTCTTTACATCTACTACCTCTTTGTGTTTTGTAAAAATCATCAAAACTCTTTATTTTATTACATTTACTACATTCTTTGTGTGTTTCCATATAGATAAATATATGGATAAACAAAAAAAAAGATTATTTCTAACCTTTTTTCCATCCACCACCTTTTGAGTTATATCGTTTTACTGCAGCACCATTACAATAGGCACTAGGACAAACTTCGTAACGTTGTCTAGCCCAAGACAACGATTGTTGCCATAAATCTTTATTAGTTGCAACATTTTTCTTTTTTTTACCCTCTTCAATCATATCATCATCGTAGTCATTATCACCTTTTGTTTCATTCATTAAAAAATCAAAAACTTGATCCATGTTATTTTTTGCTTCTGAGATATGATCTTGCGCCCAATCATGTCCATGTTCTAAAATGGATTCTATTTCGTCCTGATCCATTTCTAATAACATCTCACATTGACGTTTCATTTGTTCTAAATTAGAAAAAAACATATATCTACTTGATTCGTGTTCTTCTCTAATAACCTTTCTAATAATTCTACTTATATTTTCCATACTTTATAAATATATCTATTAATTATTTAATCCGTTAAATCCACCCATAGCTACAGCATTATCTTGAATTACGGTTCTTCTTGTATCACTTCCATCTGTCCATATTGGGTGCGGCGTATTATATGTAACAATCTCACCATCAGTGTATCCCGAACCTGGAAGATACCCAACAACGACCGTTTCATAATATTGATTTGCATGTATTATTGGGTGATAAAAGTCATAACATACCGAACAACTTGTAAAGATGTGTTGTACGTCAAGATTACCCCCACCTGCGTTAATCGGACAAGTATTAATTACTTTATAACAATTTCCATCGTAGTCAGATAATATTAATCCTTCAAATACTTCACTGTATCCTGCGACTGCGTACCAAGTGTTTAAAGGTATATTAACATAAGCTGCTTCATTTGTTTCACAAGATAATACTGATATCCCTATTCTAACAGAACCTTTACACTCATCACAAGTTGAGTAAGATTCAGTGGTTAAACTATTATATGAATCTAATACATTATAAACCCCATAGTTATATACATCGATTAATTCTACACAGACAAAATCAGAATCACCCCGTTTTACTTTAACGATATCCCCAATAGCAAACCCAACTCCGGTTGTAACTGCAATACCACCGATTTTTTGATCACAGTCCATACCATACCAAACATAATGATTATCACTACCTGTACACTCTAAACAACTACTATATGGCCCACCATCAAATGTTATGGTGATATTACCGCCATTGTAACTCAAAACCTGTGTAATCTCATAACAGGAATTACGGTTAGTGTATGTTGTACCTGAAGTTATCGCTGATAATGGATCCTTAGTTGTCCCTCTCTGTGGTGATCGTATATCACCACATTTTCTATAAAAAAAATCTGTAGTTGTTGCCATTATTTTTTATTAACTATTTGAAATTGTAATTCCTTTTTATAGGTGTCAGTATTTTTATCTGACACTACCTTTATATCTACAAAATACTCGTTTGGTATTTTATCTGTGGTATCAAAAACAAAATAATATCCATCACTTGTTTTATTTATTCTTGTCCAATCTTGAACTTGTACTTCGGTGTTGGGTCCTTCTCTAACATATATTCTATAATATGATTCAATATTTTCTAAGATTTGTTTTGATGTGTAAGCCTTTTTAACTGTCACATTAACTTTTCTTATATCTGTGTTTAATATTTTTTCATCGTATTTGATTCCGTCAAAACTAAACCCATATATTTTAGGACTTTCAGTCAAAGAACCAATTTTAAACCTGTTTGATTTTTTAATTAGTGCAAATTCATTTTCTGAATTTTCAAAAGACACACCATTTATTACTATATTTTCCCATACATCGTAATATAAACAAGGGGCATTAGAACAAGCAATAGGTGGTACCTCAACTTTATATATCCCATCAGTTACTAAACACGTAGGTAGATTAGAAAAAACGACGTTACTTGATGCATCTAAAATGTCAACTTGTGGGTTACTATCAAAAGTCAGTGGAACCCCATTATCATAAGAATACAAATAAAGATAGTTTGTTACCCCACATATAAAATTATTTCTATTATCTAAAATTAAATCATCATATGTCGTTTCTAAAAACGGTTCATAAAAAGTTTGGGTGTGAGGAGAGAAAAAACCAACTGAATAATTTTCAGACATTCCAGATATGTTTTCAACTTGGGGATAAAATGCAACACCCCACCCCGTAACTCCGGTTATGGTACCATCTAAAACCCCATTTATTTCTGATGACATATCAAATTCAATATCCTCATTACCAAATTCAAAATGTTGTGTACCAACAATATAAATGTCATTATAGTTAACTCCTGAGATACCTAAACTATTAGTATTATCGTAAATTCCTTCTGTTGACCATTTAGATATTGTTGTAGTCTCAAACCAATTTACAGGTCGTGTAGAAAACGATCTGTCATTTAAATTTGTAACCTTAAAATCATAATAATCATAACCAACCCCCGTGTCCCAAGATTGTGGATTTCCTGTGTCTCCTGATGTTTTTGGTATTCTAAATAATATTAAATCAAAGGATGTTGCTCTTCTTCTTCCTTGAGATGTAGTATCATTTAATAATTCCTTATCAAAAAATGAGGTGTTTGTCATTCTAAGGGTGTGGGTTAAATCTGTACCACAATCTGTAGATATAACATTGTCATTAATTTTTTGAATTAGGTTAGATAAATCTATATTAAAAATATATCTACTGAACCCAATAGGTGCTGAAGAATTGTTCGCTCTACCATAAAATAATTCTACAATAGGGTTTCTACCTGTATTGGTGTAGGAATTATATAATAGTGTGTCTGACTTGTCGAAGTAAGATCTATATATTGACATATTAACTTTTTTATATAAATACTTAGTTAATACGAATATTGCTATTTAAAACTTTTTGATATGCCTCTTGCATTTTAGCAAGTAAGTCATCGGTTGATAGTCCGTCTAACGTGACTGAAGATGGTGGCATTAATGGGTATGGGTGAACGTGAGTTAAACAGAATCTAACCATCAAATTTAATAATTCTAATAATTCCTCACCTCTTACCATTGATGATGTCTTTGGTTCAATTTCATTTGAGATTAAATCTTGATCAATTCCGTAAATGGTATTTGGTATATCTATTTTACCTTTACCTGGAATTATTGAGTCGTGAGATAATAGGAATAGTTGATTTGCCCCCATTAATCCAACACTATTATTAACCATTTCCGCCTTAGAGGGAACTGACACATCTTTTCTAATACTATAAGGAAGTTCAGGTGAAAGTTTTGCATTTAAAACTAAACTATATCCGGGAGTTAAATCGGTAGACGATATTTTAACTAAAGTTTGTAAATACGCCATATTTCCGGCAGCAATTAAATCTCCGGTACCTGTGAAGTTAGTTGTTAAATCTCTTAACCTTTTTGATGGTCTATAGTAAAATGGGAATTGTTCATTTAAATTTAAAGATGGATTTAAAAGTGATGTTTTAGGATCAGTAACAATACTTTTTAGTCTTTGGTTAATTTGATTAGATAAATCATTAAAATTTAATCCTATTGGGAAATTAATCATCCTAACCAATGTAACCCCATCGGTTGATCCCGTTAAATCTAATTCACTGTTATAATCAAAAACAGAAGTTAAAGTTTTGTATGCCTTTTCATCTGTTCTTAAAGAGTATATATATAAATTAGCGGTAAATGCTGAAAATTGATTCTCAGGGTTAATTACATCATACTCAATTAAATATTTAATTGGTAGTTCATTAGATACCAATTTAGTTTTAGAGGTTGGTTCACCATAACTAATTTTTGAATAGTTTTTAGTTAATTGTAAAAACGCTCTTGTATCATCAGCTTGTGGTATTTCACCAGTTTTAAATTGTTTGTGTTTACCGGCTCTTAATAATAATTCATCTTCTTTTATTATAATGTCAGCACTATTTCTACCATTTAATGATATATCTACAGGTTCAGCAAAAACTCCTTTAGTTGTCTCTTCTTTATATGTACCATCGTTATTCTTTATTGGTGGTATATTCTTAGTTGAATTAAGTGCCCCCGAATCTAAATTTGTTTTAGACGACGAGTAGTTCTCAAAATTAATAGATGCTGGAGATGAGTATGTCCCTATCATATAGAACTTATTTTTTGATGTTTTACTATTCGTGTTGTAGTAAAAAATCATAACACTCTCACCTTTTTTAGGTACTTGGTTGACAAAATAAGGTAATAGTGGTAAATAAATAAATGGATCCTTTTTAGACCACGGACCGTTTTTTTCCGGGGTTTTTGAATTCTCATCAAATCCATTATTTGATTTTTCTGCTGCTTCAATATTTTGAATAATGGGCTCAACTCTTACCCTACCCAACATAAGTGGATCCATATTATCTATACAAACACCAAAATATATTTGTTGACCCGATTGAAAATTATCCGCCATTATTTAATCTTTTTTTATATTCATCAAAAACTTTATTATACGATTGTTCAGTAACATCTAAATGTTTTGTTAGTTTTACTATTAAATCCTTTGTTTTTTGGAAATCATTTTGTAAAAAATCCATAACATCAACTATTTGTTTATTTGAACAATTTTTATAATCACTTAATATTTCTAAAACTTTTTTTGGTTCCATATTACATAAATTTTCCACTACCTTTTGATGGTTTAGCAACTATTGGGAAAGGTCCGGCAAAACCAACAGGTGGTGGTACATAAACCTCAACTTTTCCATTGGTGAATGTTTCTAAATTACTACCTTTTATTTGTGCCATCATCGCCATATTCATTAAATTTGGACCACCATCAGGAGCATCTCCTGTAGGTAAACCTAACCCTTGTAAATTTTCAATCACATTTGCAAATGCTCTTGTATCTGACACACCACCTAGTAATGAAGAACCGGCAAGTGCGAATAAAGGTAACCCTAAATTAAGTTGTGATATACCTAAATTAAGTAACTTTAGTATATCATCAATAACACTTTTACAATTTCTATAATCAAGCAATGCCTGTCCTAACGCTAACAGTGCGTAAACAATTGCAGAATACATCGCTAATTGTTTATTTTTGGCTTCCTTGACAATATCAGATAATATCTTTTCTACTAATTGTTTAATTTGTT